GCTTGTCTGATCTTGCTTGTGCTAATGCTTTCCAGATGTTAAGCTTTTCTTGGTTCTTACATTCCCAGTGATAGTCATATAAAGCAGAGTCTGGGTTAATGTCTATAATGTCTCCTTTTATGCTGAGGCCACCGCTTTGAGGGGTGCGTCTCACATTACTATCAAATTTGTTATTTATTATTTTACAAACTTCCCTTTCGAAACGTTTTCCTTTTTTATTAGCATTCATTTAAATAGTTTTTTTATTTCTGCTCCTAAGTCAGCGTCATTAGGAAACTGTTTTATAAGTTCTTTAATCTTCTTTAATACAGACATTCCAGATTCATAAGGGTGCTTATAATACTCTTTAGTTTGTCTTAATTCGTTTAAAGTCCTTTTTTTATCCATTGTATAATGTATAATAATAAAGTTAGAGGTAACCAAATAGGAGTCAAGATCAGGCCAAGAATGGCTGCAAATAAATTAATAATTTTATTTTTCATTGTCTATAAAGTTATCAATAATTTTATTACAAAATAAAGTAAATAAGCAACCAGTAACAAATGACGCAAAGCAACTTATAAAAAAATAGTAATATATCTCTTCAAACATAATTAGCTTTTTTCTTTTTCTGCTTTAATTAAATCCTGCTTATATTTAGCAAACTGAGTCTTAAGTAAAGCGTTGTCTTTATATGCTACAGCATTCTCATATTTAAGTTTAGCTACTACCTTATTAAAAAGCCTAACCTCATCCTGTAACTCGTGAATAAGTGTTAATATGTCTGTTAGTGTTTCCAAACCTTCTTTAAGTTTTTTTGTTTTGTTTTTTTCGTATTTGTGTGAAGCTTCTATTATCATAATATCAAGCTTGTTTTTTCTTATTATTACGTCTAATTCATCCATTTATAAAATCTTTAATAGGGTTTAATCCTCCACAAGTAAAAGTATTATAAGTATATTCAAAAGTAATAGGCTCGTCAAGTGGTGTTATACCTCCTCCTGTCATTGTGTTTTTTACTTTTTGTACGTGTACAAAAGTATTATTCCAAAGTGTAGGGTGGTTTGTTATTCTGTGAATTGTAATGAAGTCATCAGTTCTATTTACAAACGACATACCTCCCTCAACATCTGAGCTTTTAGGAGCCATTACATAAGGAGCTAAAGGATGACCGTCCTTATAGACTCGCCTTGCTGCTTCGCTTATTGGGTGGGTGTTTATATAAACAGTCTTTTTAGTTTTATTACAAAACTCTCTAACGGTATTACAAAATAAATAATTTCTATCAAATTGAGAAACCCTACCTCCCCTGTCACTATTCAAGCCAGTAAAAGGGTCTATTAAACAGCCATCAGCATCAGTCTTGTTAAAGATATTAAGTAACTCTTGAGCAGTATAAAGTTTTGTATTATCTACAAATTTAAAATAATAATCTATTTTTTGCAGTAGGGTTTTAATATTACCCTCGTTTAAGTCCTCCAATTTGCTTTGTGTTATCATTTGAATAAATCCAATTTTAAGCTGTTCTGGTGTGTTTTCACCTGACCAAATAACCCATTTTAACTTGTTAATCAAGGAGTGACAAAGTAAATACCACATAAGAAAATAAGTTTTACCTACATTTGGAAATCCTGAAACCATTACCATTTGACCCTGTTTGTATCTTAAAACCTCATCAAGAGGCTTTATTCCTATGCCAAGACCTTTCTTAATCTTGCCATTTTTATAGTCCATTACATACTTTAAACCGTAGCCCTCACTTAAGATTCCCATTTTCCTCAATTAACTTTAAGTAAAAATCTGACTCTCTTTGTTCTAAACTATTGCCTTGTTTTTTTTTAAGACCTCCTTTTTTACCGTTTCGGCTGTTTATATTACTTCTCTTTTTGCGTTCCCTATAAGCCTCGTCAAGGTATTTTATCACAACGTTAGAGCCGTTGATCTTAACGATGTTTTGGTCAAGCAACTCTTGAAAACTTTCAGGAATTAATTTTTTCATTTGTTCTAATGTCATCTTACAGCCACGAGTAAAGTAGTGACATTTTAAAAAGATAAAATCTGCTTGAGCTGGTTTGCTTACAAAGTTGATTGTTCCTGTGAGCCATTCACTTGGATAAAATTTAAACCAATATGTGTCTGTCATTGTTTTGTTTTGTTTAAAAGTAAATATTTTTTAAAAATTATAGATAAAATTTTCTCTTTCACATTGTAATTTATAAAATTCAAAAGCTCTCATGCCTGTAATATGGGAATCTGTAGGAACAAAATATTTCCAACCTTTGCTCATACCTCTATTTATGTAATAGAAAAAAAAAGCTGCTTGTTTGCCTGTGTTTTTTTTAAAAATAACTGTAGCTGTATGATCTGAAGTAGGTATGATCTCTTTTACAATAAAATCTTCTTTATTGTAATTACCTTCCCTTTCTTTGTTAGAATATAAATCAGCAATACTTTTTACTTTTGACTCTAAATTCTTGGCTAAATTTTTATTCATAGTAAGCTTTATTTTTAGATTCATAATTATAATAAGCCTGAATTTCTGATTTACTTAATCTATCCCAAGTGTATATTCTATCAAAGGGTGCAATATTTATACTAATGTTATCACTTTCATTAGGTTTTACTTTTGCCCTTGTATCAATATATTTAAAATTTTTCTTGACAGGTTTATAGACACGGCATAATGTTTCAGGATGTATGTTGTACTTTTTTGCTATTTGTGGCAAAGTAAAGCCATCAATCAATAATTCTTGTACAGCTAACATACTCAAACCCCTTTTCAATAAGTAATCTGATTCTTTCATCATTTCTAAAATGGTAAGTCATCGTCTGACTCGATTTGTTGTACAGATTTTTGTACAGCTTTCTCCTCTGGTTTCCAAGTGTCGACACTTACGGAAACGTCCTTTCCAAACTGGTCAGCTTCGTCCTTAATGTTTATACTTAATCTTACAAACTTGTTACCCTTGTAGTCTTCTATGTAGTCCTTAAGTTTATCTGGGTTAATAGTGACCTTTAGCCACTTGTTGCTCATAGTCTTACCAGAGCCAACATAAATTGTCTTTTCTTTCATTGTTTATTTATTTATATTTCTACTATGTTTTTAAAATAGCCCATAGGTTTGCCATCCCAGGCTAAATATTTATCTACTAATTTATCATACTTTTTCTTACCTGTATCCATTGTCTCAGGACCTAATTTATAAACCTGAACATTATAAGGAGCAGTTTTTTCTATAGCTATTATATAATAGTCTACATTATAAACTTGACAATACATTGCAGCCTGAAGATCATAATTAAAGTAATAAACATCTTTTATAAACTTAGGCCCTGCGTCTGTAGTGGTTTTAATATCTGCTATATAATCCTTTCCTACTATGTCAACAAAGCCACGAAAGTCAAGACCTTTATTAGTCCAAGTAATCTCTTTCTCTACAGCTATAGATCGACTCAATAAGTCTTTTAGGTGTTTATTGTGTTTTACTTTGTGAAATATATGCTCTGCGTCTCTATATTCTTTTAGACTTAATATTTTGCGATCTTGATTAGCTTGTGAGAAAGCTTCCCATTCTTTGCCTCGTCTAACTTTGCCTTCAAAGACCACAAAGTCATTTCTGAAAGTTTCAGGTTCTAAGATTAACTTGTGTATTAGTTGGCCTTGTAATTGTGCAGGAGTAGATGGTGACCCTTCCCAGTATTGCAGTAAGTGATTAGGCGACTTACTAAAAGCACTCAAACTTGAGTAACTTAACGCTCTTTGTTTTGTGTCCATTCTTTGTAAATTTTGTCAAATTGCTTTGCGGATTCTTTTAATTTTTGTCTTTCTGTAAGTGTTTTTTTACACTCGTCTTTTATATTTTCTATAATACTCATTATTTATTTTTTAAAGTCGTCAGATTCATCTTCACCAAATACTCCAAGAGAATAAAGACCTGTTAATTTAAGAACTATTCTGCTCATTGCTCGTTTTTCTGCTATAGCTACAGGGTAAGCGTTTCTATTGTTTGCTGGAGACGCTTCGCCAAATGTTTCTATAGTAATATCATTAAGAATGCCTGTAGCTTGTATGACACAGCTCTTTAAATCTGGGTTAAAGTGTTTTAAATCGTATTTAATCTTTATACCAGCTTTTGCTTGTATTTTGTCTATCCCTGATCTTGTTATTATGTGATAGTGTTGATGTTTAAAGGTGTCCTCTTCATAGAGATTATAGTCTACAAAAAGCTTATTGAGTTGCTCTTTTCTTGTCATAGTTTCTAATTGCTTTTAAGATTGTTTTTATTTTGTGTATTCTTTTAAAATCATAGTTATAGTTAAGCTGTTTCCAACTATCTTCTATTATATTACATCTGCTTATTAACCTATCAAATCTGACTTGATGTATTTCTTTATCGTTATTAGATAGTTTTGTATGACGTAATATACTTTTGTTTAGGTTGGCTTGCTTGACTATAATTCTAAGCTTTTGATGTAAAGCCTTGTAGTGGTGGAAGTGTTGCCATTCCTGCATTTGTTGAAAATAGTAGTAATTACTTTCCATTGTTAAACTCTTCCATAAGATTTAACATAACAGAAGAATAAGACTTATGTCCTAATTCTCTGCATTTTTCTTGAAATTTTAATAAGACTTCAATCTTATCTGCTGGTACATAAAATGTACGTGTTGTATAATTGATTGTTTTCATAGTTATTTAGATATATTTTTGT